CTGGTTCATCCTTAACTAAACATTCTAGACTCAGTTCCTTTTGAAATACAAACGACTCGTATACAAGTTTTCCATTGGCAAAGGCAACCTCTCCAAAAGTCTCAACAGGGTCTGATAAAACTAGCCCGTGGAACTCTTGTGTATCTGGCTGGTCGATAGTAACAGTCTTTAATTTATCCTTGTTTTTAATAGCCCTTCTTCTGCAAGTCTTTGGTTGAGTAGTTAAGGTATCCATTTATATATACCACTTTAGATTATTTTTAAGTCCAAAATTAAATAAATCTCTTATAAGGAGCCTTTTGAATCTGTCTAAATCGGTCAGATAATACTCGAAAATGACCAGTATCCGCACCAAGTCCTCTACGACCTCCAAACACTTCAGCGTCGTCTACAACTGGACCCTCTGGTTCAGGAATTTCGTCTAGATACTGAGGTGGTAATGTAGGATCTGGAAACAACACTGTAGATATATCTCCACCAGATACATTTTTTAGTTGCATAAATTGTTGCATTGTTCTAATGAACCGACTAATATTATCAACTAATTTATTGATAGTTGAAGACTGGATAAACTCGTCATTAGCCTGATTTTGAGATATAGCAAGTACTATGCTATCTAGACTATCGTAAATAGTTTGAGTAACACTATATATTTGTTGCAGTTCCTCGAGAGGAATTATAATAGACGCTGGTTTCAACTGCCTCATAAGACTAGTACAAACACCAACGAATTTTAAAATCTCTCTAGCAGATACCTCGATAGTACCAAAATTAAAATTAGCCACTACAGTATGTTGTGAAATAAACTTTAGTCTCGTATCAATAGCATCTAGATTATTAACAAGTTCTGTGGTTTTTGTAACAGTTATCATTTCGAGTTTGGTATCCATTGGTCTAGGTTTTATAGATTTCAAAGTAGACCCCACTAGGTCACGTAATGCAACAGTCCTGGACGCTCTGAAAAAGGAATTTGGGTCTTCATATAATATTTTGGTTGCTGTGGCAGATTTCATTATATAATAGATACACATATTAATATTCAATACAATTTTCCTTAATATGACGACTTGCTTGTGGCAAAGACATGCCCTGTTCCCGCATGAGGTTTCTAACTAGGTCTGCCCTGCGACGCATTTTATCAGATACGACTCGTTTAGCCCTCCCAGCAGCCATTAACACGAGTGGGGCTACTTCTTCAGCCACAGGTAGGGCTTCCTTTGTGATAAATTTGGTTAACTGGTCTCTAGCATATTTTGAGGCAACTGGTTGAATAACGTCCTTTAATACAACCTTTCCTAGAGACTTGGCGCCCTTTTTGATAATTTTACCGATAGACTTCATAGACCCACCACGGTTCACTTCAATGCCATTCTGTAGTTCATTCAATTGCACACGTTTGCCTTTACCTCCAATTAACCTAGTAGGAATTTTGTCACCAACGGCCAATGTGTCTGGTTCGTTGTTCAAAATTGGTAGCGGATTTTTGCGGACACGTAGACCACCAGTAAGCATAAGAGGTTCTCCAGAACTGGGAGTGTGGTTGCGGTTATTTTGTTTCAAGATTTCAACGATTCGTTGGTCAAACATGTTATATATTCTATATTGAGATTAAAATTACAGATACTTGCCGAGTTTACCTTTTCGTCCACCACCAACCACTCCACCACCGACCATTGCCGGGGTAGAATGTTTTGCGAGGCTGTGAACAGATTTGAGCATATTTCCAACACCACGAGACGATTGGCGTCCACCAACCAGCCTTTCATACGAACTTGAATCAATAGCAGGAGAACCTGCCTTGTCGTCCAACACGGCTTGTTTTGAAAGAATACCAAGGTACGTAGACGACACCCCGGCTTCAGTGATAAACAGCCCAGACGAAGCAGTAATAATAATTAATTCTGGTTGTATAGAATAATCGTACTGGTTTGTAACATTCAAGGTAACCAAAAGATTAAATTGTCCTAGAGATGAAGCGCTTAAAAAATCATCTAGTCCAAAATCAAGTGAAGGATTAAGAACTAAGACAGACCCCAGCATTGGCACTGACACGCCATTTCCAAGCAGGGAGTTCGCATTAGCGAGCCCACTAAATTCTTGCCAAGTTTGGCAACAACCGTTTTTAGCAGACAGATTAAACAACTGTTGTTGATTAGCACTAGCCAAAATACCAGACTTGTTATTGAATGAAATAGAAATATTATTAATAGTAAGGAACCCACTAGTGTTTTGCCAAGATTGAGTAGCCATTTGCTGCCTGACACAGATGATAAATAAATCTGGAATAGAGTTTAGTTGAATATTTTGGGAAGTAATAGGAGCATTCCCACCAGAAAGCATAGCGGCCAAATTAGAGGCTGGTGTGATATATCTAGGATAATCCATGTAGGGCACAACACATTTTGAAGACATTCTAGCGGCTTGGCTTGGTTGCAGGGATAAGAATTCCATTAACAGATACGTGGACTCAAATCCGTTTGGAGAAGTCGAAATAACACCAGCACCGGCAGGAGCCCCTGCAGTGCCGAGGGTAATCGAAGTAATATAAGGCACTAGTGCGGTTCCAACTAAATTGTAGTTTGAAGTAGACCAAAGACGCTTGCAGGTGCTATCCACGTTGCATGTGAGGGTAACTGTATTTACTCCAATAAGCCCACTTGAATTATCGGCGTTCAAATCGACAAATGGCGACAGGGCGAGAAATGGTTCAGTAACAGTGCAAAACACGTAGACCTTCCAATTTTCATTCACAGCACCAGTAGAAATAAGCGACGTATCTTGAAACACATTGCCGATAAATCTGGCAGGAAAGCAACCGCGCAGGTCAAATGCACCACGAGGGGCAAAATCAGAGTCGTATGACATATCAAAAATGCTTCCAAGTGGGTTGGAGTTTGTCCCCGCTGCGTAGTTGTACTGCCCAAAACTGTTGTCGGGCATGCTAGGAGTAGTAGAGTTGTATCTAGTTAATTGTCGTTTATCATACATTTGGGTAATTTGTGGAAGAATGTCTTGGAGATTTGTAGTAATACTTGTATTGTTAACCATTACCGAATAGTTGGTAAATAGACTCTGGAGAGGGAAGCATTGTAGTGCGTCTGTGGCTCCGTAATCAAATGCCAAATCTCCGGCCGGAACGGGGTTATTAATAGCAATAGTAAAGTTGATATCAGTCTGCATCAATGGGTGGCGAGACACGACGATATTCTCTGAAGGAATTTGAACATTCCAAATAAGGGAGGCATTGGAGGCAGAGGTCGCTAAAAAACGTTGCAGCGTTTTTTGCCCCGATCCAGAATACACTCCAAATGTTTCTTTGCTGGTTAGGTCGGCGATAGCACTCTCTTCTATAAGAACGGTTGAAAAACTAGACATACTTTATAATAGTACTGTAGAAAATAATTTTAGACTAAAACTATATATATATCAATTTCCAAAAATATAAATCCAAAAATATAAATCCAAAATATTTATCTAGAGAATTATAAAAATTGGCTGAAAGTTATACACTTTGAAACTTGTCGCTAAACTCTGCTTTAGAGCCACTTACAAGTTGGTCCTTCTTTTGGAAGAGTATCTTAACATATGCAGATGCTCCTGGAGCCAATCTTAATGGAATTAATTCGGCACTCTTATTACGCCAATACATTTGAATATCCACGGTATACAAGGGTCCGTTTCCAGTTAAATCAATGTAGCGATACTGTGCACTTGGGATATACGTGATTTGGTTCTTGTATTGCCCGTCTGCAGCCTGGAAATCGGTTATAATTGGCAACACGTCTGAGTTATTACCATTTGTACCTGTAGGAATGCCGTCTACGTAAATACAGGGATTCGCAATATTTGTTGAATTAATCGGTAATGTGTTGGAAGTAATTACAATTCCGCTAATAGGAGACCAAACACCTAGACAAGAAGTTTCTTGAAAAACTTGGAAAACGTTATAAGTAGGTAAATAGAACGGAAACCCAACGACTGTTGAATTACCGAAACTAGACGTGTCAATTCTAAAGTCTCTACCAAATGTCGAATCTGGATCAAGAATATATGCCGGCAAGGTGTTGAACAAATTGTATAACGGAGAATTCATAAAAATATTGATAAACGACGCCGCACTTGTGTTATATCCTAAAACGTCTGCGTTCAAAACCCCAATGCCTCGGTCGATATTCCAAGTCATTACAGGTGCATTCGCAGTAGGTAAAACCAACCCGGCAGCAGTCACTTGAACATTCAACGCAGCAAAACAAGTGGCGTATGCGTTGTTGATTAATGAAATGAAATACGCATAGTTGTACGAGTAATAATA